GCACACTGATTGTCGGCAGGCTGGAAAAAGGCTTAGCCCCCATGATGCTGATATTCCTGATATTGTCCAGAGCGTCATTGATGCCACCAAATGGTACCGCGATAACATTGTTGATGCCTCCAATTAGGCCATTTATAATGTTTTTGAGCCCTCCCAAGATGCCACTTGTAATTCCGGCAAAAACTTTTCCACCTGACGAAAATACATTCTTAACATTTTGCCATGCAGACTTAAATTTACTTTCAAACCATTGAGGGATATTTTCAAATACGTCCTTGATGGAAATCCACACGCCCTTAAAGAAGTCTCCCAGGCTGCCGAATACACCCTTAACTTTATCCCAGGCACCTTCCCAGTTGCCGGTGAACACATCCACCACAAAGTTCAAAAGATCGCCCAGGATGTCAGAAACAACGCCGATTCCGGTGCAGGCCTTATCTACCACCAAGTTGACGACATTGACAATATCCGGACCCCACTCATCGCAGATCATGCCTATGCAGACCATGAGCCAGTTCCAGGCATTGGCAACCGCGGTGGAAATCTGCAAAAATGCGGCACACAGTTTTGCCCACAGAGGCTGTAAATGCTGTTCCCAGAGCTGTGACAATCTTTCAATCAAGTTGTCCCAGATGGGCTTTAAGACTTCATCCCAAAGCTTCTGCAATGCCGCGGATGTCTCGTCAAGGCAGTTTTGGATTGCTTCAACCAATGGGCCGCCATACTCGTCCCATACTTGGAAGATGGTGTCAAGGGCGCTGGTGATGATGCCGACAATCAGCTCCATTGCGGGTTTCACGGCTTCGGTCCATACCTTGTCAAAGGCTCCCTTAAGGTTCGCAAAGACCTGTTCCGCAAAATTTATAAGCCCTGTCTGCGCTTCTGTGAGCTTCGGCAGCCATTCCGTCACAAATTTCTCGGCCAGTGGAAACACGACCACGTTCCAGATATCAGAAAAGATGGTGTTCAGCGAATCTAAGAGCCCCGCCGCGACAGTAGAGACGAAGGACATTGCTGCCTCAATATAGTTGCAAAACGGCCCCTGAAAATACGATAAGAGGGGAGCGCCCAGGCTTTGAATATCGCTAAAGACATTTTCAAAAGTCTTTTTTAGATTTTCAACCGGTGTCTTTAGTTTATCAATAGACTGCTGCACAGGCGTAGCAAACCGGTTTTTAATCCACGTTCCCACATCCTGCGCTGTTTTCTTAATGCTGTTTAATGCCTGCTCAAACTTAGATATCTGCGTTGTACTGTCAGATAAATCCACCGCCTGAGTTGTGCCGGAGCTGGATGCTGTACCCGTCCCGGATGCCGTTGCCGTGGCGCTGCTGCTGTCAGAGGAGCTGCTGACCTTGGTCATGACATCAAACCCGGCCAGATACCTGGATGCCTTTTTCAGGCTCTCTCCCATAGCGTCTGTGGATTCTGCTGCAGCATCCATATCAGACGCGACAGCGGCCGTTCCTGAGTCTGTATCGGAGTACCCAAAGATTTCCTCGGTCAGCCTATTAAATGCCTCTGCAACGGTCTGTATCTTTGCCAGCAGCCTGTTGAGCATCTGCAGTGCCGGTGTCAGCGCATTGATCAGTCCCTGTCCGATGGTGGCCTTGAAACTCTCAAACTGCAGATTCAGGACGCGCATCTGGTTCGCCCAGCCGCCGGATGTCCGGGAGAAGTCTCCAGATGCAGCCGCCAAACGATCCTGCACAAACGCATACCGCAAGGATACCTTTTCGGCCTCGGTCATCTCTGACGTGGTCTTGCCAAAGCCGTTTGCCAGTGCATAACTGTCAAGAGCTGTCTGTGACATAACAACGCCCAGCTCTTTCAGGCTTTCCGTCTCGCCCGTAAATACTGATTTCAGTTTTGTGTATGCCGTTTCCTGATCCAAATTATAGAAAGATGCCACATCCCCGGCCAGCGTGGTCAGTGACGTGCTCATCTCGTAAGCCGCATCTGTTGTAAAACCGAAAGCCTTAGCCATAGCGCCGTAATTACCGGTAAACTGCTTGGCCATCGTTTCCGACAAGCCTACAGTTGTCATGGCATTCTTGGCATATTCGTTCACCTTATCGGACATGCTGCCGAAGGTGACATCTACAACGTTTTGAACCTCGGCCAAATCAGAGCCCAGGTCAATGCAGGACTTTGCAAAAGACACTAATGCCTTTGTGGCAAATGCGCTGGCCAAAATACCGCCAATCTTTTTGGCAGTATTTACAATTCCCTTCATGGCATTATCGAAGGGTTTACTATTCGCTGTTATATTAAGCCTAATCTCTCCGGCATCTGCTGCACCCATAATGCTCGCCCACCTCCGTCCTTGTAAGACATCGGCACACGGCACTACTTGTCTTGGTTGATCTTTATTTCAAATTCCTTCTTACAGTGCCTTGCCTGGCACTTAATAAATACGCCCCTGCATACTGCGTCCGAGGCGTACTGTACTTTCTGCTCATGTCCGCAGTGAGGGCATTTCACTTTTTCTTTCATGTCACCCTCCTGCCATCTGAATAAAGCCCTGTTTGAGCTGCTCCAGAACGTTGTCTAGCTCCTTTTTATCAACAGCAGCTGCCCTCTTTCCAAGCCATTCGTTACGGATCCGTCTTTGGTCTTTGGAAAAATGCTTGATGATGTCCTGGTCGTCTTCCGCCCGTATGGAAACGATCCGCCCTAGGGCTGTATCCGGTCCCAATCCGGACATCATTTGTTTGAACTCTATCCAGGGCATATCCCGGAGCTCTCTTGATAACCGGATCCCATACTGCGATTGAAACGATGATACGATCAAGTCCCAATCATCAATCAGGTCGTAGTATGGGCCATCACTTCCCCCGCAGGCTCATCATCTTCCCCTGCTGCCAAACTCATAGCGGTCTGGATCACCGTCGCAAAGCTCTTAAAGGGGAGCCCTCTGTAAAGCTTATCAAAGTTATACTCTCCAAAGAGCATCTTTCCGGCACTCATCATATTCTCTACATTGTTGGCATTCTCGTTGCTCATCAGTCCCATAACCTTGATCATGTTCTCCGCATCGGCATGAATTTCATATTCCTCATCCTTGATCACAATTTTCGGATTTTCAAAATCCAGCTTATCCGTGATATTTACCACTTTTCCCATCTTCATTCTCCTCTCAAAAGAGGCAGGGCAAACGCCCCGCCATCAGTTTACGCCGCCGGTGTTACGGTGGGCTTGCCGTTGCTCATCACCTGGAACTCCAAAGGTGCAACGCCTGTGGAATCGCCGGACCCAACATTGGTCACATTGATGACCGCACTGCCGAACTTCACGGTTGTCCCATCGGGGAACGTCCACTGGAAGTCTCTCTCGACATCACGCCCATTCTTGAAAGTCAGACCTGCCACTGCATCATTACCAGCGTCGCCCACACTACGCTTGCCTGTCACCGTAATGGTAACGCCCTTGGCTGTCATAAGGCGGTTTACCCAACCTTCACTCTCAAAGGGTGTCCACTCCTCAACTCCGTTGTCAAAACTCACGCTGAAGCTCTCGCACTGGGCAATGTTCTTCATGGATGCCGTTCCTGTCCCTGCTGTATCAATCTGGAACTGATTTTCATAGCAGGGATATACTCCTGTTTTTGTTGCCATGTCTATTCACCTGTCCTTTCTTTGTCATAATAAACTGCCGCCTCTATAACCATCTCATAGATGCCAGCATCATCGGTGCCGACGTCCTGAAGGTCATACAGCGGCAGTATAAATTTGATTGTTGATTTGCCTGCGGCTGCCTGCCGCGCTCCGCATACTGTCTCATACAGTCTTGTAGCGGCTTCCTCTGTTTCACCTGGGAACTTGTTCCAATGCACCAGCAGGGTGACGTACTTCACGCCATAGGTCTCCATATCAGGGCCGCCTATGGCTGTCTTATACGCCTCTGTATGGCTGCTGTTATACACACCGATGGATTTCTCCTTCTTGGCGTCTAACTTCCCCATGTAAACGTGTTCCGCCAACCCAAGGGATGCGATATATGCTCTTACATCTGCCAAAGTCATAATCCCGTCAACCTCCTGTACAATGCTGCGAAGGTCCTCTTCGCAAAGTCCGATTCCTTCCCGCCGGGCAGCCAGTCCTCAAACCACTTACCCTTTGCGTTGGGGTTGCCCTGATGCGTCAGATGATGCACCTTGCCGTCATTATCCTTCACATCCTCCTCCCACGCCTCGTGCCGGAAGTGGTATTCCGGATGGAAATACAACCTCCGGGCGTAGGGAGTGGAATGCACCAAGGACACGCTGCCACTCTGGGATCTTGACGTATCTACGAAGAAAGCCTCATTCTGCAACGTTCCGTCCATACGGGGCACAACCTCAGCCTGGACAACCTCTGTGTGCAGCGCTTCTGCGGTCTGCTCCAGTGCCCGTACGCCGGCCTGATCCAGCTGCTTCATAAATGCCGCATTGAGTTTGATCGTTGACTTCACATTGATCATATCAGCATCACCTCCGTATAGTTGACGGTTCCATCTGGATTCCTCGCCTTGCGCCCCTGTGCAATCCGGCGCTCCACACCAAAGATCACAGCAGAGCCGCCTGAAATGACCGCCAGCTCCGGACAGATATCACCCGGAAACAGCGCCGTGCCGGTGATCTCAACCACTTTTTTCTGGTCCGTCAGCACCCGTCTTGCGCTGTCCTGATAGTTGCAGGTTCCGGCATATGTCGCCGACTCCAATGGTTCGCCCATCTCGCTGATGCCTTCCTGGTCAAATGTCAGGCTAATTTCCGTCTTGCACAGCCGCTTTGGAACCAAACACGGATATTTCATGCCCTCACCTCCCCTAACGGCAGCACAGGCCAGTCTGCTGCAGCAGGGAGTACACATCCCGGCGCATGGCAACGCCATTGCCCGTAAAGACGTTCCGACTACTCCCAAAGCTGGCAGATACACCGTTGATACTGTACCCGGACAGCACGGAGCTGATCTCATCGGCGTTTTCATACTCAAATTCGGCCTGCATACAGACCACCTCTTTGATGATCTCCTGCTGGAAGTCTGTCAAATGCGTAAAGCCCCATTTACAGATCCGGTTAAAGGTCAGCGCATCGATGTGTCTTGAAGCCTGCAGCAGATATTTCGCAAGGTCCGTCTCCGGCAGGGTTGTCCCGCCGAAGACGTCATGGTAGTAGTCTGCCGATGCATAGGGCTCATATGCCATAGTTGCCTCCTTACGCGCTCGGAATGCTCTCAGACTTTAACTCCTCCAGCTCCTGAAGCGCTTCATCTCTCTGCTTTACGACTTCCGCATACTGCTTGTAGGGGACAGTCGCCTTTGGAGACCGCTCCAGCAGTTTTCCGCTGTCATCGTAAACATCATAGCCGTCGCGAAGGTAAGCGGCCTTGCTTACCTCGTCAACGGTGTATACCTTATTTGCCTTTACTGCGTACATGCTGCACCTCCATTACTCCTCTGCCTCTGCGTTGATGATGACGCCGTCCTTAAGCAGCTGGTCAATGCCGAAGGTTCCGTTGAACTTTCTGTTCTGATACAAATAGTTGTCAGATGTTCTGGAATCGGTGCCGGGTGTAAATACGTTGATGTAGCTGTACTTATCTCTGGACACCTGCGCCTCCGGATCGATCAGGATATAGTTGATCTGCTTTGCGCTCTTTGCCGGAGCGCAGCCCTCGGTGAAATCATACTGTGTCTTAAGTCTTGC